TCAAGTGACTGCCTGCTTGTCTGAAATGGCTAGCTGGCATGAATGCGGAGGTCGGCTAGTATGGTAGACAATGTATTTGAGGAGATTGCCTTATCTTATCACAGGAATACAGAACAACAAGAAGAGTTTTGCGAAAAGCATAATATTCCTTTGATAAAGATATTGAGGACTGAGAGTGTTGTATGTCGCATGTGTGAATCTGAGCGGATCCATGAGGAGAATCAAGCAAGAGTGAATGAACTGGCCAACGCTGAGAATGAGCGAGAGAGGAAATACTATCTAGAAAAGTTCTCTCTTTACGATGAGGTTTTAAAAAATGCGACTTTGGACAATTTTGAGACACCAACCGAAAAAGAAGCTGAAAAGCTAGCTTTTGCAAAGCGGATTTGTCGTGAGTGGTCTGAGGGTGCTAGGAACAATATTGTACTTCAGGGAGAAGCTGGGACGGGCAAGAGTCACTTAGCTTTTGCTATGGTGAAGGCTTTATCTGAGTATACAAAAGAGATTGCTATTTTCATCAACGTGACTGACTTGCTGATGAAGATTAAAGCTGATTTTAGTCAGGAAGAGTTTCTGGTCAATAAAATTGCGAGTGCCAAGTTTTTGGTTTTGGATGATTTGGGAATGGAAAAGGATAGCGAATGGTCATTTACCATCCTCTACAATATCCTGAACAAGCGTTCAAATACAATTATTACCACGAATTTGATTTCTGCTGACATTCAGAAAAGATATGGCAGACCCTTTATGTCAAGACTGATGAAGGGTGTAGATAAAGACCATTTGATGGTTTTCAATGATTTGACAAACAAGCGGAAGCAATATTTTTAGAACGGAGGTGGCTGATGTTTATTTTAAGACATGGGACAAGAGAGGATAAGCCCTTTCTGATGTCCGCTGTTATTGGTATGACTGGTTTGGACATCTCATGTTCAGAGGAGAAGAAAGCCTTGCGGTTTGTTTCTCGGGCGGCTGCCGTACAGGTTGGCAAGGCTTTGAGGGGTTCCTTTGGGAACTTTTACCCAGTAGAGGTGGAGTGATGAAAGATATCAGAATACTAGATGCGTGTTGTGGCTCTCGAATGTTTTGGTTTGATAAAAAGGAACCACACACAACATACATGGATAGACGAGAAGAAGAATTTGAAATTCACAAAAAGAAAATCAATGTTAAGCCAGATATTGTTGCAGATTTTCGAGATATGCCATTTGATGATGAAACATTTAACCTTGTTGTATTTGATCCGCCACACCTTTTATGGGCTGGTCAGAAATCATTCATGCGTGCGCAATATGGACAACTAGACTTGTTGACTTGGAGATTAGATTTACAACAAGGTTTTGAAGAATGTTTTAGGGTCTTGAAAACAGGGGGAACACTTATTTTCAAGTGGTCTGATGCTCAAGTAAATGTTAAAGAAATTTTGGAATTGGTTCCGCATCAACCGCTTTTCGGTCAGCAACGTGGGACAACTCACTGGATGGCTTTTATGAAATTTTAGGAGGTATTGATGTTAGAGCTCTACTTCGTCTACAACGGGCACTGCAAGTTTTTCCTTGGGACGTTTGACAATGTCGATGATCTCATTGAGCAGATGGAAGACCATCAGTGGGCTTTCTCGGCTATCACTCACCCAAGATTTCAGAAGCACATCGGAAAGCGGACAACACGATTCGACTACGGTGCTAAGGACTGTTATTACTTAGCAACTTTTTCAGGAGGAGAAGAAAATGATTGAACTTATTAAAGAATTTGGAATGGCTATTCTGTGGTTATTTCTCGGCTACTTAGTTGGGGAACGTGCAGCAAGAAAGGAGAAGAAAGATGATCAATAATGTTACGTTGGTGGGGCGCTTGACAAAAGACCCTGAATTAAAATATACGCCGTCGAATGTGGCGGTTGCTACCTTTACTCTGGCGGTCAATCGGAATTTCAAGGGAGCAAACGGCGAGCGAGAGGCGGACTTCATCAACTGTATGATGTGGCGCAAGCAGGCGGAGCTATTCGCAGAATGGTGCAAGAAGGGCAATATGGTCGGTGTGACGGGTCGCATTCAGACAAGGAACTACGAGAATCAGGAGGGGCGCAGGGTCTATCTGACTGAGGTGGTCGCAGATGGTTTTGAGCGACTTGAAAAGCGTGATGATACCGCTAACCGTTCGAACATTGAGGAACAAATGCCAGGATACGCCCTTGAGGAAGATGATTTTCCGTTTTAGTGGGAGGTAAGAAATATGGTTGGAGTAACCTATCAGGAAATTCATCTCTTTGTTGAATTTTTGAAAGAGCAGTATGGCCAAGGTCGTCCAGACTATATTGAAGCCCTGAACGACTTAGACGGTCTGGTGAAAGTCTCCTATAGAGAAGCTATTGAAAGATTTTTAGAAGATGAAGTACGATAAACAAAGAGTCATCGATGGACTGAAACGCACAATCGAGCAAAACGAAGAGAAGATAGCAGAGTATTCGAAACCGTGCGATGCACGCAAGAGACGGATTAGAGCGCTGGAGCGCGATTTGTTGAAGAAAAAGAATAAAGAATTAAGAAAGAAAGTAGAGGAGTTGAAAGATGAATATTAAGGCATTGATTAAGAAGTATGAAGCGGTTGAATGTGTTGTAGGTATTGTTAGCGGAAAAACTATTCTAAAAACCGTTCTAAGAGATTTGAAACAACTAGACGAACCAGAAACAGGTCATGCAGACGAAGCGCCTCGTTATGTCAAGAACATACTAGCAAGATTACGAGAATTGCCATTGCATGATCGTGAAGTTTGGTTGAAAGCTATCATGGGTGAATTTGAACAAGATTTCAGTCGTGCAAAATGGCGTGAAGGTTACGAGCAAGGAAAACTTGAAGGAATAGTTGAACGTGAGAAAGTCAAAGTAAAGAAGTTTGTGGCGGATTGGTATGAAGAGAATAAGGATTATTTTGAATTTAATGTTTGGGATTGGATTGCTTTCAGGGATGAGGCTAAAAAATTAGAAAATAGAGAGTTTAATAATTGGATTAATGACAGCAGAGAAAATCCTATCCAAACCCTCGTAAACATGCACCAATTCGGCTACGAGGTCGAGGAAGAGAAGCGGTATGAAGTGATATTGTGCAATGGACAGTCGTTGAAAACTGTGTACAGACAGGGTGGCGATCATCTTGATTTTGAAATGGTGTATGGCGATCTTGAAAGCTTTACTAGAAAGCGATTAGAAGAAGCTGGCTTTGGCTGGGTATTTGATTGTGAGGGTGTTGAAGTTGAGGAGGTTGAGTGATGGAAGAAATGAAAAGAGAGTTTGCAGGTAAATTGTACAGAAAAGCTTGTGAAATTGCAGAGTTTTATGAAGAGCAAATGGATAGTGAAGACGATGACGAAGTATTTGATATTGAAGAGTGTCTGGTGGAGTTATGTCAGCTAGTTTTTGATGAAATGATTTTTTGTCAAGCAGCAGTATCGATGACATACTTCGCAACATTGCCAACAGACAATCCTCATATTATGAGTGAAGCAAGAAAAGAATTGCCTTTTAAACCACAGCAGGAGGTCACAGATTGAAACGATTCATAGCTATCTGGATTCTTCTATCTGCTGGACTAAACATCTGGCAGATGGACAGGATTCGAGATTTGGAAGAAAAGAAGCCGATGGTTGTCTATAAGGCTGATAACGCAGGCGCAGAGATATTTGGCAAGGTCGTCGAGAAAGGACGACATGGGAAGTTGTATACAGTGACTATCAGAGATTATGGGATTTTCGTAGTTACGAAAGAGAAGTTTGAGAAGATTAGAGTAGGGGATGAGGTGTTACTATGAACACAATAGACAAAGTCAAACAATGGTTTATTGACCGTGATTTAGAAAACGGTGGACGGCTGGACAAGCAGTCATTAAAACTAAGTGAGGAGTTCGGCGAACTATGCGCAGGTTATCTCAAGAAGAATGAGCAACTGACTAAGGACAGTATTGGAGATTGCGCAGTCGTGATTGTCGGTCTGGCGTTGCTGATTGAGGTAGACGTGCAGGAAATATTTGATGATTCTATAGTGATTTTTGAAGAAGATGTGCCTGATTATTTTAAAGATTTAAATAAAAATATCAGCTGCTTTCAAAGGTTCTACAGTTGGGAAGAGAAATCTATGTGTAAGATGTATCTATCATTTTCCATTGATTCGTTAAAATCAATCAGTAATGCTCTCGGTTATGATTTCGAAGAATGTTTTGAACTGGCTTACCAAGAAATCAAAGACCGCAAAGGTCGTTGGATTGATGGTACTTTCGTCAAAGAGGAGGATTTGGTATGACAGTAAGATACAGAGCGTGGGATGTGTTAGCAGAAAAAATGATTGATGAAATACTGATGATTTCATTTGTCAGAAAGGAAATCATAGGGAAGTTTAGCGATGGTTCCACATCAGTTCCGTTAAAATTTGAAGATGAGCGAAACGGGGAAGACGTTATCCTCATGCAGTCAACAGGACTCAAGGATAAGAACGGCAAGGAAATCTTTGAGGGGGATATTTTAAAATTTAATGACGAGTGGAATGAATATTGTCACGAGGGCTATGTAGATGGCTCGGTCGAAGGTGTTAATTACGTTGAAGTGGCGAAAGGTGAAGCTTGTTTTGAATTCGGTAAAACTAGATACCCAGAATCATCTCTATTCATTTATATGGAAGATGAACATCTTTCGTTCGCTGAATTGGTAAAGGATAAAGACTTTGAGTTTGAAATCATCGGCAGTATCTATAAAAACCCAGAGCTTTATTGGCTAATCGAGGAGATGGAACATGAGAATTAAAACATTAATGGGAACAATCATCAATGTTGACAGGATAAAGCGCAGTATCACAGTTGAGGGTATTGAATTAGGTTCAGATTGTCGCGCTTTAGTATCTAAACACAAAGATGGTACAGGGACAATAACACTAGTTTTTGATGGGAAAATAATTTAAAAAAGGAGTAAAAACAATGTTTACACAATACAATCATGAAACAGGAAAAACAACACTTACAAAACTTGCTAAAGGCGGTATCATTACAGTTGCAGCTGTTGCTTCACTTGGTATTTTTCGTCTCACGGCCGTGAAGCGTATCCCAGCTAATACAGTCGGGGTTAAGGTTAGCGCAATTGGAGGTGTGCAAGAAAATACTCTGCAAACAGGATATCATCTAAAAATGCCATTTATTGACAAAGTATACACCTTATCGACATCTGTTCAAACTAAGACGATGGAAAAAATCACTACTCAAACTAAAGATGGTCAGTGGCTCAATACCAATATTGATGTGAAATATCGTGTCAATAAGGAAAAGGCTATGACGGTCTTCTCTAATTACACAGATTTAGAAAACGTGAATAATAGTGTAGTATCTCCTGCTGTTCAGCGTGCTATTGAATCTGTAACAGGAAATTACGATATTTACGATATCCTCGGTAATAAGCGTACAGAAGTTTATGAAATGATTGATAAAGCTCTCAAAGAAAAATTTGAGTCTTATGATTTGGAGTTTGTATCCTTTACCATCACAGACCAAGACGCAGGCGATGAGATTGAAGCAGCAATCAAAAATGAATCGGTCAAACAAAAGGAAATAGATACAGCTAAACAGGAACAGGAAAAAGCTAAGGTTGAAGCCGATACCAAGAAAGTTCAAGCTCAAGCCGAAGCAGACGCAGGTATCATCAAAGCAGAAGGTGAGGCCAAGGCTAACAAAGCTAAGTCAGATTCAATCACAGATAATCTTATCCGAATGAAAGAAGCAGAAGCTAGAGAGAAGCATGGCTGGGTCACTGTTAACGGTGCAGGTAGTGTGATCACGAATAAAGAATAGAATTTAAACGGTATAGAAACGAGGTGAACAATGCCTTTCTTTCCAGAAGTAAACGAAGTCAAAACAAAAGAAAACGCCAAGAAAGTATTAGAAGGGTATCCTCATTGGCGTCGTGTAGCAAATGATACAGACGGTCAGAAGGTGACAACTACATACTCTTTTACGCCACGATGCCCTGGGAATAATACAACTAGCCAAGTTGAGAAACTGGCAATCCGAAAAGTTGATGCAGAGTTAGAGATAGATGCTATTGAGCAGGCGGTTAGTAATTTACATGACCCTTACTATCGTAAAATCATATACGAGAAGTACCTTGTATGGCATCCTAAAAAAGATGAAACAGTATATAATGAGCTTGCAATTTCAGAAAGTTCATATTATGAAATTCTTGGAAAGGCTCTACTGGCATTTGCAGAGCTATATCGAAGTGGTGAACAAGTTGTAATTCTGGAGTAAGAGTGGAGTAAGTCAAGAGTAAATATCAATTTTTACGTGCTAAAATAGTATTATCCAATGATTGGGCAACGAACAGTCATGAGGACTCCTAAAAATACAGAGGCTTCGGCCTCTTAGACAGTAAGGATAGGTTAGCAGGTTGTTTGGGTCTCCTTGAAACTTTTACCAAACGTGCGTTTTACTGCTAGACAAGCTGGTTCAATTCCAGCTACTGTCATATTCAATGCCACGACCAGTGGCTTTTTATGTAGAAAGGAGAGGTACATGAAGAAAGTAGAACCAATTCGTGATCTAGATGATATCGAACGAATGAAAAATTATTTAAAATCAAAAAGTGAACGAAACTATATTCTCTTTTTATTTGGGATATACTCAGGTCTACGAGTAAGTGACATTGTTCCTCTTCAAGTAAAACATGTTACTCAAGACAGAATTGAAATCAAAGAGAAAAAGACAGGGAAAATAAGAAGGTTTGCAGTTAACCCAGAGTTAAGAAAAGCCCTAAACTGCTACATAAAAGAAAATAACCTTGAAAGTTACGACTACCTCTTTCCGAGCAGGAAGAAAGTGAGGGGTGACGGACTTAGAATTAAACACATAGGAAGAGTAGCTGTGTATCAATTTTTAAATGATGCAGCAAATCATTCTGGACTTGAACACATTGGTACTCACTCGATGAGAAAAACATTTGGGTACCATCACTACAAACAGAATGGTAATATAGCTATCTTAATGCAGATACTCAATCACTCTGCACCAGATATAACATTGGACTATATAGGTTATAATCAAGATGAAATAGATGAAAGTATGCTTACTTTTTCGTATTAAAAACACACCTATTTATCATATTGAGAAACGGTAAATTCAATAAATTAGAAATGTGGCTGAACCATTGTCTAGACTGAGTTGAAGCAGGTTCTCTCGAAAGTCACAAAATATAAGATATGTTAAATACAAGAGGGGGTGGGTGCACTAGAAATACCCCTACTTTGAAAGATACCGAGGGGTACATTTGAGAATACCAACCCCCTCCCTTAAAAAGAAAGGACCCCCTCCCTAGATGAATACCAACCCCCTCCGAGCGGACCGTAGTGGCCCCCATAGAGTAGCCTTTGAGAAGAACAAGAAGATTATCTTAAAGACAAGAAACACTTGTGGGATATGTGGCCAGCCTGTAGACAAAGACCTGAGATATCCTCATCCATTGAGTCCAGTCATTGACCACATCGTTCCAGTAAATAAGAACGGACATCCATCTGACATAGCTAACTTGCAGTTGGCGCATTGGCAATGCAATAGGCAGAAGTCTGACAAGCTATATGCCGATGAGAAGACAAACGGAACAAAGGTTATCGGTAATAGGAACTTGCCACAAAGCACAGATTGGTTTAAGTATAAGGGTTAAAAAAATAAACGTGATTAAAAAAGGACGAGTGTTCCTGCCAAGGTGGGGGGATGACCCCCTCCCCCTCGGTGCTTCAGGGCTTCACACCGTCACTGTACATTTTTTCTCGCGGGAAATGAAAGGTAGTTGTATAAAATGACATTGAAAGGTATGGGCTATCTCAGGAAGAAGTTAGCCAATTACAAAATGGGTGTAGATACTAGATATAATCAGTATGCTATGCAACACAATGACATAGATGTTGGTATTACGATACCACCTCAAATCAGGCAACAATATCGGGCGGTCTTAGGTTGGGCTGCTAAAGGTGTTGATAGCCTAGCAGACCGTTTGGTCTTTCGTGAGTTTGCTAACGACGAATTTGGGGCAAATGAAATCTTTGCTCAGAACAATCCAGATGTATTCTTTGATAGCGCGATCCTTTCAGCTTTGATTGGGTCGTGTTGTTTTGTCTACATCTCGCAAGGAGATGACGATGATGCTCCTAGGTTGCAGGTTATCGAAGCAAGCAATGCGACTGGTGTTTTAGATCCTATCACTGGCTTGCTGACTGAGGGATATGCAGTCTTGAAGCGAGACGACAATGGTTATGCCGTGCTTGAGGCTTACTTCACTGGTGATGTGACTTGGTTCTATCCGAAAGATGGTAAGCCGTTTGCAATCGGAAATCCAACGGGTGTTCCTTTGCTGGTGCCAGTCATTCATAGACCTGATGCGGTTCGGCCGTTTGGTCGGTCACGAATTACTCGGGCTGGGATGTACTATCAGAGATATGCTAAACGAACGCTTGAGCGGTCAGATGTGACTGCTGAGTTCTATTCATTCCCTCAAAAGTATGTGTTGGGATTGAGTCAAGATGCTGAGGCGATTGATACGTGGAAAGCAACTGTATCTAGCTTGCTGACCTTTACCAAAGATGATGAAGGGGACAAGCCGAATGTGGGACAATTCACCACATCCAGCATGTCTCCTTTTACTGAGCAGTTACGGACTGCAGCTGCTGGCTTTGCTGGGGAGATGGGTTTGACCTTGGATGACCTTGGCTTTGTGTCTGACAATCCGTCATCTGTTGAAGCTATCAAGGCTAGTCATGAGAACTTGCGGTTAGCTGGTCGGAAGGCTCAGCGCTCTCTAGGTTCTGGTCTGCTGAATGTGGCTTATGTCGCAACTTGTTTACGAGATGAGTTTCCTTATTTGAGAAAGCAGTTCAATAAAACGATCGTGAAGTGGGAGCCTTTGTTTGAGGCGGACGCTAACATGCTGACCTTGATTGGTGATGGTGTTATCAAACTTAATCAAGCGGTGCCTGGTTATATGGATGCTGAAACCATCCGTGACTTGACTGGAATTAAAGGGTCAGACAAGCCTACTCCAGTAGTGAAGGAGGGTACAGATGGTGGAGGATATCGTTCCGAGCCTGCTCAAGAAAATCAAGTCTGAGTTTGAAGGTGCTAGGCTAGACAGTGAGGTCTTGAAAGACTTACTGTCTAAACTGCATCATAGCAAAGCAAGTTATTTGGACGCTAATCAATATGCTATTGAAATTGGGGAGATACTTTCTAAGGCTCTGGGAGCCTCTCTGACGAACGAAACACTACCAGACGGAAAAATGTATTACAATATCGCTCAGCGCGTGCTGACGGACGTTCTGGGGCGAAATCATGAGCTTGTGAGTGATTATGCTGAGCAAGTTCAGAAAAATTTGAACTCTGAGGCTAAAATCGGGTTAGCTGCTCAGGTTCCTGAACTCAATCAAGACCGAATTGATGGCCTGGTCAATCGTTTAGCTAGTGAGGAAAGTTTTGATGATGTTAGTTGGCTGTTAGAAGAGCCTGTTGTGAACTTTACTCAGTCAATAATTGATGATACTATCCAAAAAAATGCGGAATTTCATCATAAATCTGGTTTACAACCTGAGATTGTAAGAAAATCTGCTTATCACTGCTGTGAATGGTGTCAGGAAGTTCAAGGTACTTATAAATATCCAAGAGTTCCAAAGGATATTTATCGAAGACACCAACGTTGTAGATGCACTGTTGATTATGATCCTAAAAGTGGTAAGGTCCAAAATGTTTGGAGTAAGACATGGAGTAAAAGTGACAAAAGTGATAAAATAGAAGCAAGAAAGAACATCGGAGTGCAATCTCAAATTAGTGAAGTTAGAAAACTTGCACTTAAGATAGGGATACCTTCAAACCCTATTCAAAAAAGTCCGAAAAGATTAACCGAAGAAGAAATTATTCAAGCGATTAGTGGTGGAGATAAGACAAAAGGTTCTTGTTCATCAGCCGCATTCGCTTATATAGGGAATAAAGGTGGATATACTGTTCTAGATTTTAGAGGTGGAGAGAGTTGCGATTTCTTTTCTAGGAATAGCAGAATCAATATGATTGGAAACCTACCAGGTGTTAAGATGCATGTCGCAAAAAACACAAATGATTTCAAAGCTACAAAGGAATTGTTGGAAAATGTAGAAAACGGTAATGAATACTACTTGGCAACAGGTAGGCATGCTGCGATCATTAGGAAGAATGATAATCTAGTTGAATATTTGGAGCTTCAATCAAAAATTGTAAATGGGTTTAAACCGTTTGATAACACTGTTTTGAAAAAAAGATTTAAGGCTCAGAAATCTCATGCTGTAAGGGGACGTAAATATGATGTAGATAGCTATCTTATTGATGTAAATTCATTAAAAGACAATCCTGAATTTCATAACATATTGAGTTTCCTTAACACAGCTGAATCTAAACAAATGAAAGGTATTGAAGGGCATGAAAAGTGATTACGAAGAAGTGAACTGGTCAGAGTATTGTTACAAGGAAAACGATAATGATAAAATCTGGTGGGTTGATACTTCATGGTATGCCAAAGGATTGATGCTTATCACATTTGATAAAAAGAAGTTTTATAACCTTTTTGAAGATTATCCTCAAAATATGACTTCTGAGGAGATTGAAATATTTGATAAAGAAAATCCATTTTGGGAAGATTACTTTTCAGATAGAAAATAATATGTTAGAGCACTCGTAAGGGTGCTTTTCTTATGCTTAGAAAGGGGTAACGATGGGAAACACGATTGATTTTTCAGAGAAAAAGTCTAGTCTGGAGCGTGGTGCTTCTGTGAAAGAAATTTTGGAAGAAAATCTTGAGGCTAGTCATAACTATACTTCGGTATTAGTGGTTTCTTTGGATAAAGATGGTGAGATAAATCTTGGCTATAGCTGGGATAGTAGTTTGCAGGCATTGGGAATGCTCGATGTTGCTAAAAACTATATTTTGAACGTGATCAATTAAATCATCCCAGCGATAGGGTTATCATGCGGTACGATTGAAAGGAGCAGTGGATGGCTAGAAAGAAACTTGGCAATCAGAATCCTACTCAATCGGTAATTTTAAAGTACGTCAAGAAAAATTCAAAAGCAAAAGAAGCGATTGAGCTCTATGAGCGAACCGGGTTATCGTGCTATTCTTGGCAGATAAACCTATTGACTCCTATGATGGCCGTTGACAAAGATGGCCTATGGGTACATCAGAAGTTTGGTTACTCTATCCCCCGACGGAATGGGAAGACAGAGGTTGTCTACATTTTTGAACTTTGGGGCCTGCATAACGGAATGAACATTCTGCACACGGCTCATAGAATATCTACTTCACACTCATCTTTTGAAAAGGTAAAAAAATACCTAGAAAAGATGGGATATGTAGAAGGAGAAGACTTTAGCTCTATACGAGCAAAGGGGCAAGAGAGAATCGAATTTTTCAAGGGTGGTGGGGTTATCCAATTTCGTACCAGAACCTCAAACGGTGGTTTGGGGGAAGGTTTTGACCTTCTCGTTATCGATGAAGCTCAGGAATATACGACTGAGCAGGAGTCGGCCTTGAAATATACGGTAACGGATAGTAGCAATCCAATCACAATCATGTGTGGGACACCTCCTACACCGGTTTCAAATGGTACGGTATTCACAAACTACCGTAAGACTTGCCTATTTGGGAAAGGAAAATACTCTGGTTGGGCGGAGTGGTCGGTCTCTGAGGAAAAAGAGATTGATGATGTCGATGCCTGGTATAACTCCAATCCCTCTATGGGTTACCATTTGAATGAGCGGAAGATAGAAGCTGAGCTTGGTGATGATAAGCTAGACCATAATGTTCAGCGTTTGGGTTATTGGCCTGAATACAATCAGAAATCTGCTATTTCGGAAACGGAATGGAATGAGTTGTGTGTGGACTCTATGCCTGATTTATCAGGTAAGTTGTTTGTCGGAGTCAAATATGGGCAAGATGGCGCAAATGTGGCGTTAAGTATTGCTGTTCGTACGGCAGATGAGCGGATTTTTGTTGAGACGATTGACTGTCAGTCTGTCCGTAACGGGAATGACTGGATTTTGGATTTTGTCAAGCGTGCAGATGTAGCTACTATCGTAGTCGACGGGGCAAGCGGTCAGAAAATCCTTGATGAAGAGTTGAAAAAGGAACGCATGAAGAGCGTGATATTGCCTACGGTTAAGGAAATCATCGTGGCTAACTCTATGTGGGAACAAGGGATTTATCAAAAGACCTTGTGCCACGCTGGTCAACCGTCTTTGAAGAAAATCACAACCAACTGTGAGAAGCGGAATATCGGTTCAAACGGCGGTTTTGGCTATCGCTCGCATTTTGCGGATATGGATATTTCCTTGATGGATAGCGCCTTGCTTGCGCATTGGGCTTGTTTGACAACTAAGCCTAAGAAAAAGCAAAAAATCAGTTATTAAGAGGAGCGGTTGAAAGACTGCTTTTTTTGATGCCTAAAAAATTACCGAACTGCCGGGAAAGCAGGAGAAAGGAGACATGAAGATGTCTGAATTTAAAACGATTGAAACACAGGAAGAACTAGGTAACATCGTGAAGGAACGTATCAGACGTGAGCGTGAAAAATTCGGTGATTATGATGAACTTAAAAAACGTGTTTCAGAACTGGAATCTGAAAACAGTGCTTTGAAGTCTACTGTTGAAGATGACAAGCAAACCAGAGCAGAATTAGACGCTCAAATCACTGAATTGCAGGGGCAAGTGAGCAATTATGAAACTGCTAGCTTGCGAACTCGTATCGCTTTACAAAATGGCTTGCCTTATGACTTGGCTGACCGTCTTCAGGGCGCTGACGAAGAGGCATTAAGGGCTGACGCTGAGCGTCTAGCTGGTTTTATGAGACCAGCAACACATCAAGCACCGCTAAGAGATACTGAGCCTGCTATCGGTGATGACAAAACTATGCAAATGAAGCAGATGCTTCGAGATTTACAACCAAAAGGAGAATAGAAAATTATGGCAGATAATGCAATGAAAGCTGGAACACTTTTTAAACCAGAATTAGTAAAAGAATTGATTAGTAAAGTGCAAGGACGTTCTGTTCTTGCTAAACTCTCATCTCAAACACCTATTCCATTTAATGGAGTGGAGCAATTTATCTTCAATCTTGAAGGAAATGCTCAAATTGTTGGCGAGGGTCAACAAAAAGGTGCTGGTAAAGCAGTTGTTGACACAAAGGTGATTAAACCTCTAAAATTCGTCTATCAAGCTCGTATTACAGATGAGTTTAAATACGCATCAGAAGAAAAACAAATTGAATATCTTTCACAATTTGCAGACGGTTTCGCTAAGAAAATCGCAGATGCTTTCGATATCGCTGCTATCCATGGTTTGGAGCCTAAAGGTCTTACAGATGCAACTTTCCGTGATACTAACTCATTTGATGGTTTGATCACTGGAAATATTGTAACTTATGCAGAAGATAAATTTGACGATAACATTGATGCAGCTGTTCAACAAATTGTCGCTAAGGGCGGAGAAGTCACAGGATTGGCCCTTTCACCTGTTGGTGGGCAAGCACTTGCTAAGTTGAAAGTTAATGGTGTTGTACAATATCCAGAATTCCGATTTGGACAAAATCCTGATTCGTTCTACGGAATGAAATCAGACGTAAACAAAAACTTGACTGTAACAGGTGGAACTGCTCAAACAAACCACGCTATTGTTGGTGACTTTGAAAATCGCTTCAAGTGGGGATATGCTGAAAATATCCCAATGGAAATCATCGAATATGGTGATCCAGATGGTGCAGGTCGTGATTTGAAGGCCTACAATGAAATCTTGCTTCGTGCTGAAGCATTCATTGGTTGGGGCATTCTTGATGCTGACTCATTTGCTCGAGTGAAAGCCTAATGTTTTAATGGAGGTAGAAAATGAAAACATATCGTGATAAAAATACTGGTGTTTGTATTTCAACAGATAGCGAACTATCTGGAGATTGGGTTCCTATTGAAGAGTTCAAAAATGAATATCTTTTAACAGTTTCTGAAATCAAGTCGAAACTTGATGAACTAAGTGTTGAGTATGATAGCAAGGCTAATAAATCTGCTTTGCTTGATTTACTAATCGCAAACGAAGGGTGAGTTAGATGGAAAACTTTGCAAAGATTGAAGACTTGGAATTGTTGTGGCGCTCGTTGAAATTTGATGAGCGTGCAAGGGCTGAGGCTTTGTTGGAAGTTGTATCTAATTCTTTGCGAGTTGAAGCTGAAAAAGTCGGTAAAGACCTTGACGACATGGTGGCGGAAAGCGTATCATTCGCTAGTGTTGCCAAGTCTGTGACGGTCGATATCGTGGCACGGACCTTAATGACCTCAACGGACCATGAACCGATGACTCAGGTATCTGAAAGTGCCTTGGGTTATTCGTTTAGTGGTTCTTACCTTGTCCCTGGTGGCGGTCTCTTTATCAAAGACACCGAACTTAAAAGGCTTGGTTTGAAGAAAAAACAACGATATGGAGCGATTGAAATTTATGACCTACCTAAAAGGAATCCCTGTCATTTTAGTGGACAAGGTAGAAATTGGTAACGACGATTTCGGTCATCCAATCTATCGTGATGTTGAGATTGAGGTTCAAAATGTATTGGTAGCACCAACTTCATCAGAGGACATCATCAATCAAATGAACTTGACTGGAAAAAAAGCGGAATATACACTTGGTATTCCTAAAAGGGACACTAACAAGTGGGAAAATCGTGAGGTAAAGTTTTTTGGTCGAAAATGGCGGACAATCGGCCTTCCTCAAGAGGGGATTGAGTCAATGATTCCATTATCTTGGAATAGAAAGGTCATGGTTGAAGTTTATGAGTAATATGAAATTCCAGTTAAACTCAGCTGGCGTGTCTGCTTTGCTACGTTCTTCCGAAATGCAGGGCATTTTGAGAGAAAAGGGGCAAGGGATTGCAAGCCGAGCTGGTGAGGGGTTTGAATTGACCGTATCGCCAGGGCAAAAGCGTGCCAATGCGAAGATTAGTACAACTGACATCAAGAGCATGGCCAGAAATAAAAAACATAATATTTTACTGAAGGCTATGAGATGATCGAATTAGTTATAAAGAAATTTTTGGACGGACAGTTAGATGTACCGTCTTTTTTTGAACATAAACCGAATATGCCTGAGAGTTATGTCATTCTTGAAAAGACAGGAAGTGGTGGAAGTGACTACGTTCATTCCGCCACATTCGCTTTTCAGAGTTATGCGCCGTCGTTACAAAAGGCTGCTGAGTTAAATGAGAAAGTCAAGAAAGTAGTTGAGGATCTCATCACAGTCAACGAAGTTAGCGGTGTACATCACAATAGTGACTACAACTTTACAGACACTGAAACGAAGCAATATCGCTATCAAGCGGTATATGACATCAATTATTTTTAAAAAGGAGGTGTAGTTTTGGCGCCAGAATTAGAAGCACCAGAAGTAAGAACACCAAATGCAGAATCAACAGGAGGAAAGAATATGACGACTGCATCAGCATCAAATGTAACGGCTGCTAAGCCCAAAATCGGAGGGGCAGTATCTACAGCACCAGCTGGAACAAACCTACCACTAAATGCAAAAGCAGACTTGGATGCTGCATTTAAAACGTTAGGGTACATTTCAGAAGATGGATTGACCAACGAGAACTCGCCAGAAAGCGAAGAAGTCAAGGCCTGGGGAGGACAAACAGTCTTGTCTTCTCAAACTGAAAAGAAAGACACTTTCAAATACAAATTGATTGAAGGTCTTAACATCGAAGTCTTGAAAGAAGTATATGGCCCAGATAATGTTTCAGGAACGCTTGAAACTGGCATTACCGTGAAAGCAAACGGTAAAGAGTTGCCAGAACATAGCTTGGTTATTGATACTTTGCTGAAAAATGGCTATGTGAAACGCGTTGTCATCCCTCGTGGTAAGGTTAGCGAAATTGGCGAAATCAGCTATAAAGATGGCGAACCAATCGGTTATGAATTGACTATCACAGCATTGCCAGACAACAACGAAAACACTCACTACGAATACATCCAAGGAGCGTAATAAATGACAAAGCAGATCGATTTTCCAAAAATGAATGACAAAATTGAGGGCACAACAGATGGTGGTTTTGCCTTTTCGATTGAAACACGAAGACTAGACAACTACCTTTTGTTGCGTTATATAGGTAAAGTAGATAGTGGTGACGTGCAAGCGGTTGATAAAGTTCTAGACCTTCTTTTTGGTCCAGAACAGGCTGAAAAATTCATTGATTTCTTGATTGAAGAAGATGGAATCCTTCCAAATGAGAAACTTTTTGGCGAAATCAAGAGCGTATTTGCACAGGTAGAAAAGCTAAAAAAATAGCGATACTGGCGCATATGATAGATTTGGATGAAGATGCTTTGATATGTGATTTAGCGGAAACTTATCAAGTATATGACTACAAACAGCTACCACTACAAACGGTAGCTGTTTTTGCTTATGGATTGAAAGATGATTCACGCATCAAGCAACTTTTATCGGATCAAATAGCGCCAGTTGAAAGAGTTCTACTGGCAAGTATGGTTGACAGACTATCCATGCTCTTATGGATTCAATCAAAAGATGGACAAAAGGGTGTTAATCGTCCTGCATCCATCGCAGATCAACTCATTAAGAGAGATAAGAGTGAGAATGATGAGAAAGACTATCTCGTCTTTGAATCTGGTGAGGACTTTGAAAATTATCGCAAGGCTTTACTTGCGAAAACAGGAGGTGAGGAATAGTGGCGACCGAATTAGGAAAAGCCTATGTACAAATCATTCCGTCTGCTAAAGGCATTAGTGGCATGATTCAAAAGGAAATGGGTGGTGAAGTCGCCTCCGCTGGCGTTAGCGCAGGCGAATCCCTCGGATCCAAAATGATGGGGGCTGTTTCAGGAGTTATTGCTGCTGCAGGAATTGGTAAGGCAATTGGAGCATCCATAACTGAAGGGGCAGCACTACAACAATCGCTTGGTGGTGTCGAAACCCTATTTAAAGATTCAGCTGATAAGGTTAAAGGCTTTGCGAATGAGGCCTACAAAACAACAGGTCTATCGGCCAATGCCTATATGGAAAATGTTACAGGTTTCTCAGCCAGCTTGTTGCAGTCGCTAGGTGGAGATACAGATAAGGCAGCAGAAACAGCTAACATGGCCATGATTGATATGTCAGACAATGCTAATAAGATGGGGACATCTATGGAAAGCATCCAGCTGGCTTATCAAGGCTTCGCCAAACAAAACTACACCATGCTCGACAACTTAAAATTGGGTTATGGTGGTACCAAACAAGAAATGCAAAGGCTTTTGTCCGACGCAGAAAAATTGACAGGCGTTAAGTATGACATGAATAACTTGTCAGATGTTTATAGCGCCATTCATGCTATCCAAGAGAATTTGGACATCACTGGTACAACAGCAAGAGAAGCAGCAACAACTTTTACTGGTTCATTTGAATCTATGAAAGCAGCTGCTCAGAACGTTCTTGGAAAGTTGTCTTTGGGTGAAGATATTCAACCTGCACTACAAGCTTTGATGGAAACGACATCCACATTTCTTTTCGGAAACCTAATTCCGATGATTGGAAATATTTTGAAGCAAATTCCTAACCTTATTTTAGGAGGAATCAAGGGTGTTTTCAGTGGAATCTTTGGCGAAGGTCTAGGAAGTATCATGGGTGGTATCGTTACCGCTCTTGGTTCTGCATTTTTAGCTTTTAAAGCATTTTCGGCAGTCTCGGGATTGCTATCTGGAATACCTGCTGTCTTAACGACAATTAAAACAGCAGTCACGGGTCTATTTACTGCTATGAGTGCCAATCCAATTGGAATTGCAATCGCTGCGATTGCTGCATTAACTGCAGGCTTGGTTTATTTCTTCACTCAAACTGAGATGGGGAGACAAATCTGGCAAGGCTTCATGGATTGGTTCTCTGGTGTGTGGCAGTCTGTCGCACCAGTCTTGACCGAAGTTTGGAATGGTATTGTTGAAACAGCAACAACCGTCTGGAACAATATGATGGCTGTTGTTGCTCCGATTATCCAAGCAGTTGTTGATTTTATTAGGTCTGTTTGGGACGGTATTTCTCTATGGTGGACTGAAAATCAAGGCTTGATTCAACAAACGTTCACAACGGTTTGGAACGCAATCCAGACAATTATTCAGACGGTTATGCCGATTATTCAATCCATTATTGAAACCGCAATGAATATACTTGGACCTTTTATTGAGGGAACCTGGAACAATATCTGTACGGTTGTGAAGACGGTTTGGGAATTGATTAAGATTGCCATTCAGACGGCTATGGATGTCATTGGTGGCATTATAAAAGCAGTTATGGCTATCATCAATGGTGACTGGGGCACCGCTTGGAATGCTATAAAGGGTGTTGGTGAGGCAATTTGGAAAGGGTTGTCTGCTGCAGGTAAGGCTATCTTTGATGGTTTTGCTCAGATATTATCTAACATCTGGAGCACGATCAAATCTGTCGCAAGCAGTGCTTGGGAAGGTTTGAAATCAACGGTCTTAGGTCTGATTGATGGACTTGTCCAAGGAGCTAAAAATGCTTGGGAAAGCATGAAACAAGGTGTACGTGATCTTGTAAGTAATGTTACGAGTATCTTTGACGGCATTCGAAACATTGACCTATGGTCAGCTGGTAAGGCTATTCTTGATGGATTCCTAGGCGGTTTGAAGTCTGCTTGGGGAGCAGTAACTGACTTCGTTGGCGGTATTGCTAGCTGGATTCGTGATCACAAAGGTCCGATTGAATACGACCGCAAGCTCTTGATTCCTGCGGGTAATGCGATTATGCAAGGTTTGAATAGCGGGTTGCAAGACCGTTTCAAAGATGTTAAGAAATTGGTCGGTGGAATGGCTGGCGAAATCTCAAACGCATTTTCAAACGATGATTTTGGTTTGAGTGGGACACCGACTATTGCCAAGAATCTTGAAGCAAGTTTGGCTATGCCAAGCGCTCAAATCGAAGCAAAAGACAGTCAAACCGTGTCTGAGATAGCGATTCTGAGAGCAAGTATGGAGAAGATCCTTACTGCTATCCTTGAAAAGCCGTCAGATACTTACCTGGACGCTGATAAAATTTCAATGAGCGTCTACCAACGTCAAGGTGCGATTTATGCTAGGGAGGGAATTTAATGGAATACATGATTATCAATGGTTTCAATACTTCAACCATTCCTAACTGTGTTGTGACTGATTTTGGCGAGGTAGAGGCTGCTAAACCTAAAGTTTCAGAAACAGCTAACCTATTTGGGGTTAACGGGAATTACCGTGTCTTGGATGGTGCTTATGAGAGTTATGAACGAACATTTGCATTTTACCTTCCAAGGACGGTAGACCCATCTAAAATCGTTGAGAGATTCCAACCAAATGATAATACGATAGAGTTTAGCTACCAGCTAGGCTCTTTATTTTATGCTGATTTCGTCAGTGCAAAATACAAACCTCATGGCATGCATGCCTGGAAACTAGAAATCAAGTTGAGTATGCAACCGTTCCGTTATCAGAAATCTGTTGAACCTCTGATTTTTACTGCAAGTGGCAATATCAACAATCCAGGCTCTGTCTATAGTGAACCTGTGATTGAGATTGAAGGGGAAGGAGATATTTCTTTGACTATCGGACGGACAACCATGCACTTGACGATTAGACGAAAAGTGACTATTGATTGTAGGCATAAGAAACAGAATATCTACAATGCAGATGGAGCGGTTCAAAACACTTTACGAAAACGTGGAGGCTTCTTTGAGTTGGCAGTTGGTAATAACGGTCTGGTCTTTACTGGCACGGTCCGTAAGGTCACAGTTCGGCCGAATTGGAGGTATATCCTATGATTTATCTTACTGAAGGCAATACGCCTTTAAACGAGGCCTACAATGACGAAATCGTCCAGGAACGGAACAATACCTATCAACTGACCTTTCGTTTTCCTACATCGGATCCCAAGTGGGAATTGCTGAAAGAGGAAACCTTTTTGACAGCTGATGACCTGCATGGTGAGCAGGATTTTTATATTTTTGAGGTTGAAAAGCAACAAGGATATATCCAAGTATATGCTAATCAGGTTATCAGTCTGTTAAATAACTACATTGTCAGCTCTATCGATGTTGACCGTGTCAGTGGGACGAGGGTATTGAGTGCTTTTGCTGCTAGTATTACCAGAGCCAATCCTTTTTCTTTCTTCTCTGATATTGATGATAGGCATACGCTCAATATCAAGGACAAGAATGCTATGGAGGTCTTGGCGAAAGACAAGCACTCTATCCTTGGTCAGTGGGGCGGAGATATGGTGCGAAATGGCTACAATTTACGCTTGTTAAAAAATGGCGGTTCAGAGAATGAATCGCTTTTCATGTACAAGAAAAATCTGTCTAGCTACCAGCATAAGACCTCTACCAAATCGCTGAAAACTCGGATAACCTTTAAAACGACTGTTAAGGGCGAGGGAGAGAAGGCGCCCGATGTTGACTATATGGTAGTGATTGATAGCCCCTTACTCGGAAAATACAGCCAAATCTATGAAGCTGTTGTCGAGGTCAATGACCAGAACGTCAAAGACCAAGCTAGCTTGATTGAATACGGTAAGCAGTATTTTCGGACGAGTATGTGCGACATGCTGGAAGATAACCTTGAAATCTCGGTTGTCGGCCAGAGTGATGTTGCAGTTCGGATGTTCGATGTGGTCAGTATCTACCATGAGTGGTATGGTCTTGATGTTCGTAAAAAAATCACGAAATACATCTATTCTCCAATGGCGAAACGCCTAAAATCAATTGGTTTTGGGGCGTTCCAATCAAGTCTGGCTAATGCGATTGGTGGGATTGTAAATGATGCCGTTTTGAATGAAAGTCGAAATCTGCATCAGATTTTTGAAGAACGTTTGAAAAAGGAAATCGCAAACGCTGACCGTGCGTTTGATGCTGAATTTGCCAAGCGTGAGAAAGATATTACTGACGGTATCGAACTTGCCAAGGCAAAGGCCGAAGAAGTCAAGCAAGAACTGTCTGACACTATCAATCAGCGCTTCGACAGCTTTGACAATGGTCCATTAAAGGAAGCCAAGCGTAAGGCTGAAGAAGCCTTGAGAAACGCTGGCGCAAGTAGTTTGCTAGCCCAGGAATCCAAGCAGATTGGTCTGGACTCTGTTGCTAGACTTGAAGCGTTTAAGTCACAGACTACGAGCGCTCAGACGGCCTTTTCGGGTGACTTGGACGCTCTGAAGCAGACTATCGCGAATGATATTCGACCGAAGCAGGCGCAGGCTGAATCTGAGATTGCTAAGCAAGTTGAAGCACTGATCCAGACAAAAAAAGAATTGGCTGGTGTGAAATCAGCGCAAGCTACCTATGAAGAGACGACGACGCGTAGACTGGCAGAGCTGACCAATTTGGCCAACGGTAAGGCTAGCAAGTCAGAACTCACACAGACAGCCGAGGAACTGGCTAGTAAGATAGCGAGTGTGCAGGTTGGGGGGCGGAATTATATCCGAGGAACAAGACGCATGGCTCTAGCCAGCGGATTGTGGACATCAGGTACCTTTAGGCCATCAGGAGCTGGAACAGCAAAGACTATTGATGTACCAAATAGTCCAGCGACTGGATTTGATAAAGCAATACGATTGACCTCAAGTAACGCTAGAGACCAAATCGGCATTGCTCAGGACAGGTTTGAAATAATGCCAGGAACTTATACTATTTCTGTTTGGGTGAAAGGTTCAGTTGGGCAAAGAGTTAAGTTGCAAACTTACTGGGAGCCTGACGATGCAACAGGTATAAGTTCATATTTTATCTTGAAAGATGATAAATGGACATATTTGACATTTTCAAGCGAGCGAAAAAAAGCTGGAACCGTATCAATTGGCTATGTATATCTCGTAAATGCTGATGCGGGAGAATACTTAGATGTTCTTGCGCCCCAGTTGGAAAACGGGAGTTTAGCGACAAGTCCGAAAGAAGCTCCAGAAGATACAGACGGCCAAATCTCAGCCGTCGAATCCAACTTCAGACAGCGCGCTGACTCGCTAGATGCTAGTGTGAGAAGTCTGACTGAAGGACTCAGAACCAAGGCGGATATCAGCGAACTCAACGTGACTGCTGAAAATATTAGGCAGTCGGTGAAGAAGCTTGAGACAGACACGCAGAACAAGCTAAATCAGAAGTTGAGTCAGGCTGAATTTGAAGTTCAAGCTGGCTCGATTCGTCAGGAAATACTGAACGCAACTAAGGATAAAGCAGATAAGACCTTGGTTGTGGCTGAAGCTGGGAAATTGCGAGAAGAATTTTCAAAAATGAAGGTAGGTAGTCGCAACTATGCTGAAGACTACGACTTTTCAAGAGGGCTTTGGTACTATAGTCAAGGAGATAACAGTCCACAAGATTGGATTATTTCAAACGGCGAATACAACGTCAAAGGTACGACTAACACTTGGAAGCAGATGCAAATTCAATCTAAAGAAGGTAGTCGTTCTTCGTGGAAGGGTTCGACATCTCTTCTAGATTTAGAAGTCGGCGAAACCTACACACTTTCGTTTCAAGGAATTTGCTACTCTGGCTCTTCAAGTGTTTGGCTATCATTAAGGGCTAATCGTACAGTTTCCGGTTATGCTGAAATTATGTATGGCAATTTCAACCTCACGTCTAGCTGGCAGACTTATCAAGTCACTATACCAGCATTGACCAAGCCTGATAATTTTGATTTCTGGCGAATCATTCTCGGTTATAACGAGAATGGTCATGTAGCCTTTCGTAAAGTAGAATTAACCAGAAGTTCTACTCGCATAGATGCAGGTCCTGCGCCAGAGGATGGCAAGACTGATCTTGTCGTTGCCAAGTCTGAATTCCAGAGGACTGCTGAAGGTCTCTCTGCTAAGCTGGAAGCGGTTGAAAGCTATGTCAGCCAAGACAGTCAGAGACAGGAAGCCTTGCAGCGCTATACTCGTGAGGAAAGCGCAAAACAAGCGACGGCTGTACGTGAGCTAGTTGCGAAGGACTATGTAGGCAAAGTCACTTATCAGGAAACTGTAAGAGCTATTGAGAACAAATTCGAAGCTATCACGAATCCACAAAAAGGTTCGATTGCCACTCAGATTGCCAACTACAAAACAGCGGTAGATGGCAGATTTGCAGACATCACGTCAATGATTTCTGACAAGGCTAGTCAAGCTGATTTCCAGCATGTTAAAGAAACCAGTCAGCTTTATGAGCGTATTTTAGGAAATACTGAAAATGGAATTGCGGATAAGGTTGCTCGCATGGCTATGACCAATCAGCTGTTTCAGGTTGAAGTTGCGAAGGCTACAAAAGGTGGCCGGAATTATATCAGAAATGGTCAATTTAAGAACGGTTCAAAAAACTGGCTTGAATTTCAATCTGTTAATTTTGGTTTGAATTTCAATTACCAGCATTCTTTAGCTAATCGAAATCGTCCAGGGCTACACTTTTATCACGATTCTCAAGATGTTGCTTATTATTTTGGGATTCAGCAATCTTTTGCATTTGATGGTGTTCGAGGTGAGAAAGTGAGTGTATCTCTTCTTGTTTCAAAAGATGGCGGTGCTAATAGTAATTTAAAAATCGGCTTGCACTATATCAAAAACAAGAATATCGCTGGGCAAGAGTGGCAAAGCATCCCGAGTTCGCAAATAACATCGAAGTATAAGCGTTTCACATTTACGTTTACTTTATCGGACGATGTCGAGAATCTGAACTTGATGCTTTACGGAGAAAAAGGGAAGATCATCAATCTCTATGTGACAGATGTTCAATTCGAAAGAGGTTCTGTCGCGACGGACTACAAAGAAGCTCCCGAAGACACAGAGGAAGCTATTCGCACGGTTCAAAGTCAACTTGCTGGTTCATGGTCTGTTCAGAACATCAACAGTGCAGGAGATATCATTTCAGGAATCAACCTAGGCGCTACCGGTCACAACCGTATTACTGGTAAGTTGACTCATATCACTGGTGATACTTTGATTGATAATGCTGTTATCAAGTCAGCTATGATTGATAAGCTGAAGACAGCCAATTTTGAATCTGGTTCGGTCACGACTGCGATATTAGACGCTGAAGCGGTCACGGCTGATAAAGTGAGATTTGATGATGCGTTTATTAGGAAAATGATTGCAAATGAAGCTTTTATTAACCAACTAACTTCTAAACGCATTTTTGCGACAAAAGTCGAGTCAGTCGTGTCTAGTTCAACCTTCCTAGAAGCTTACCAAGGCCGAATCGGTGGATTTACACTTGGTCAATTTGACCAGGGTGGCGGTCGCTGGATTTCGGGTGTCAATCAGTTCTCTGTTGGTATGGGGAATGGTGCCGGTTATGGAGTCCGGACAGCCTTCTGGGCGAACTGGGGAAATAATTGGAACTATGCCGGACCTAAAGCATGGAACGTCAATACCGATGGGAAAATGTATTGTAGGAATGAAGTTGGTTTTTATGATCAAGTGGATTTTTCGAATTCATCGAGAGCAAACTTTTATGGGACTACTACTTTTTCTCGTTCTCCTGTATTTTCAAATGGTATAGAACTTGGAAGTAAAGACGTCTTTGGTGATGGTTGGAATCCCAAAGGCGGAAGGAATGCGGTTGTTTGGTGGAATCAGGTCGGTAGTGGTAGCGTGAAGTACTGGATGGAACAAAAATCAGACAGACGCTTAAAAGAGAACATCACAGATACAGCTGTGAAAGCCTTGGATAAAATTAACAAGTTAAGAATGGTTGCATTTGATTTCATCGAAAGTAAGAAACATGAGGAAATCGGTTTAATAGCTCAAGAGGCTGAAACCATCGTTCCAAGAATTGTCTCACGAGATCCTGAGAATCCAGATGGATATCTGCATATAGACTATACCGCTTTAGTTCCTTACTTAATTAAGGCCATTCAAGAATTAAATCAAAAAATAGAAAAAATGGAGAAAACAATAGCATGAATAACAACATGGACGCAGTAGTGAATCAGTTAACACTTGATTCGCTGACTGAAAAGTTAGCAGTCAGTGAGCAAGTATCAGCTAAGAATGAGGCTCTTTATTTGTATGCAGCAAGCGAATTGCATACGATGAAAAAGGTCCTAGAATATGACCCAGCTCTAAAAGAGTTATTTGAAGAAACACAAGCTAAAATGAAAGGAACTAACTAATGAATTACGAAGTAGCTATCAAACCTTATTTGAAAGGCGCAGAAAACACAACAGTTGTCGCAATCAAGATGGAAAACAACGGACGCTATAGCTATGAGCAATGTGAGTTGCCAGGCGATCATACACAGGATAATGAAGCGACCTTGGTTCAAGCAGTGCTAGACCATATCCGCACAGAGCTTGACCCAACGAGCGCCATCGTGCAAGCACAAGCCAAGCTTCAAGAAGCAGAACAGGAATTGGCTGAGACAAAGGCTAAACAAACGGCTACAGACCAAGAAGTTAAGCATAACAAAGCTGAAACCGACCGCTATGGGAAAATCATCCATGCGGTCGTTTTAAATGCTGTGGCAGGCAAGACAATCGCCTATGGAACCAACTACAAGGAATTGGTTGAGTTGATTCCACTTGCCGAAATTGGTAAACGCTACATGGCGCACGACTTGATTACCATTGAAGACCCGGCTCATGTTGAGGTTGACGGAGAAGGTAAACGTATCTTGATTCAGCTTAACCGTGAATTCACTTACAACGGCGAACCTGTCAGCGACTTTGCCCGAAACGGTCGTCTTGAAATGGACGGAACAGGCGCAGCATGGAAGTACGAACCTAAAGAATAGGAGGTGTGTATGCAAATTGAATTTTTCAATTTTTTCCGAAGCGTCGTCCAGACTGAAGATGGTCTGGTCTTGTACGCTCTGTCATTGATTGTCTCAATGGAAATCATTGATTTTGTAACAGGGACAATTGCTGCTATCGCAAATCCTGACATCGAGTATAAGAGCAAAATCGGTATTAATGGACTCCTTCGCAAAATTCTAGGGGTCCTTTTACTGATGATCCTCATCCCGATGTCTGTACTCTTGCCTGAGAAGACAGGCTTCGCATTCTTGTACTCGATCTATCTCGGGTACATCGCATTTACTTTTCAATCGCTCATTGAGAATTATCGCAAATTAAAAGGAAATGTCACTCTTTTTCAGCCAATCTTGAAAGCATTCCAACGATTGCTTGAGAACGATGATGACAAAAATAAAGGAGAATAATAAATGCAACAAATTAATGAAATTATCACAAACGGAGCCGTAAGCATTGCAATTATTTTGCTTGGTATCGCAGTTAAAGCGGTCAAGGAGTACCTCATCAAAGAGGGTGGTGAAAAGACTGTCAAAATCACTGAAATCCTAGCCAAGAACGCAGTTCATGCCGTGGAGCAAGTAGCTACTGAAACAGGATACAAGGGTGATGAAAAGCTAGAGCAAGCTCGTGATAAAGTCCGAGCTGAACTTACAAAATACAATATCAGCATGACTGACAAAGACCTCGACACATTTGTCGAGTCAGCAGTGAAGCAGATGAATGATGCTTGGAAAGGGGAAGAGTAATGGATATCGATACAAGCAGACTACGTACAGACTTGCCGATTGTTGGGTTTGAGCCTTTTCGTCAAGTACATGCCCACTCAACAGGCAACCGCAACTCAACTGCTCAAAATGAGGCGGACTACCACTATAGAAAGGACCCTGGACTTGGGTTCTTTTCTCATGTCGTTGGAAATGGCCGTGTTATGCAGGTGGGTCCTGTAAACAAGGGAATGTGGGATGTTGGGGGCGGTTGGAATGCTGAGACCTATGCAGCAGTTGAATTGATTGAAAGCCATTCAACTAAAGAAGAGTTCATGACAGACTATCGCCTTTATATCGAATTGCTACGAAATCTAGCAGATGAAGCAGGTTTGCCGAAAACTCTTGATACAGACGACTTGGCAGGTATCAAAACGCATGAATACTGTACCAATAACCAGCCAGATAACAGTAGCGACCATGTTGACCCGTATCCTTATCTTGCGAAATGGGGTGTTAGCCGTGAACAGTTTAAGCGAGACATTGAGAACGGGTTAGGCTCTGAAACAGGCTGGCAGAAGAATGATACAGGCTATTGGTATGTACACTCAGACGGCTCTTATCCAAAAGATAAGTTTGAGAAGATCAACGGAACTTGGTACTACTTTGATGGCTCAGGATACATGCTTGCAGACCGTTGGAAGAAGTACTCAGATGGTAACTGGTACTGGTTTGACCAATCAGGAGAAACGGCTGTTGGTTGGAAGAAGATTGCTGACAAGTGGTACTACTTTGACGTAGAAGGTGCCATGAAGACAGGATGGGTCAAGTACAAGGATACATGGTACTATCTCGACAGCAAGGGCGGAAACATGGTATCTAATGAATTCGTCAGAGCAGGTCAAGGCTGGTACTACATCAAACCAGACGGAACAATGGCAGATAAACCAGAGTTCACAGTAGAGCCTGAAGGCTTGATTACAGTTAAATAAATAGAAAGGAAACTTTCTAAATTGTTCTTTCACCGCAGGCTCAGGCTTGCGGTTTTTTGTTTGCTTAAAAATGGATTTAAAATCCAAGAAATGTAAATCGAATAAACGCATTTCAAATGCGTAAAATCATCTGCTTGGGGGGAGTAGTGGTTTTGTCAAAAATAAAAACAGTGAAATTAGTCACTGATCCTTTTGTAAACTATTAGAAATAAATTGCAACCTTCTCAACTATACGGGCAAATATGATTATAAAAATGAATACGAAGATGAATACGGTTTTAAAAAAACGATAGCAATTAATGAGAATGATTTTAACGAAAAATAAGTAAAAAATGAACTATTGACAAGCAATAGCAAGTATTTGAAAACGTTGGGCAGTTATTGTCTAATTTGAGTGCGGATGTATTAGCTAGAAGTAATAATCTCTTGAGTATGATTTTTTCCCTAACATTACCTTTGGGGATGTCTGTATTTTCCTTCTTAGCTTTGCAAGACATCAGGCTTTGTTGGTGGGTATTTTTGGTAGTGAGTGTGATAGGGTTGATTTTATCACTAGAAAAAAGAAGTTTTTCAGGTAAAAAAGTTTAGCCTAGAAAGCTCAGGATTACTAGAAGGTCTGCCAGATTTAATCCGTGTGACGACTGTGACCTTGATCTCACTTGTTGGTGAAACAGCTATGGCCGGTGCGGTTGGAGCTGGTGGTATTGGTAACGTATCCGTCGCTTATGGATTTATACTCTTCAAAAATCAAATTCAAACCACGTCAGCGTTGCCTTGCCGTACTCAAGTACAGCCTGCGGCTAGCTTCCTAGTTTGCTCTTTGATTTTCATTGAGTATAAGATACAA